CAGGAGTACCGCCGCCGACAGGCTGCTCCTTGACGATCACGACCGTGTCCCACTCCCCCAGCGGCCCGACTACCGGGTTGAGGGTCTGGTCGAATGGGAAGGTCCCGGACTGACCAGGCGAAAGCGTCGCGATTACCGGATTCCCGCCCACGGCCGTCCTGATACCCACAGAGACGTCGACATCTGCCTCCGAGATCGGGTCCAGGCGCAACGCCGCGCTACCGAGGATCTGGTGGATGTAGCTGCCCTCCGGGAGCTCTCCATCGAATTCGGGCAGGTATCGCCACCACGCCTTGTCGGCGATGCCCGATGCGAGCAGCACGAAGTCATCGACCGCGATTTCATTGGTTGTCCACGTCGCCATGTTCCCTCCAGATACTGAAATGGCCGGCCGGAGTTGCCCCCGGCCGGCCGCCGTCACCGCCGCCAGCGGGTCGGGTTACTGCTTGCGGGACTCGCTCTCGTCATCGATCGCGGCCAGCA